AGAGCTTGATTGACAGATCGGCCTTTAACGCCAGCCGCAGCCGCAGACACCTCTACCCTAGCTTGGGTAAGGATTGATCCGCGCTGTAGCTGGATGGCTTGTTGGTTGAACGCTTGTTGAGCAAGCAGTTCATTCTGCGTGATCGCATTTTGGTTCACAGAGTTCGACAACTGCACCATAGCATTGTTATATGCTTGGATGGCGCGGCTTGCCTTCGACGATGCCTTATCAGCATTGTATGAACTCAACATAGAACCTAATTGTAATCCTGCGCTAAGATAATCCATTAGCTATTGCCTCCCTGAGCAATTCGTCTGCCCTTCTTCGTATACTGACCAATATATTCAATATCCATGATCGTCATTGGAAGGTGACTATCGGAGTACAAATCAATCTCAGCGTTTTCTACGTTGTCCCTGAACGGAAGTACAAATGTACCGTCCTGAATAGGCGCTTCGCCAATCAGGTTGTTCGGGTTACCAACCGTATATCCGGAGAATGATAGCTGTACTGTGTCGCGGTACGGTGATCGTACCTGCGCGGCAATGTACCCTGTCTCTCTATAGTTCACTAGGAACTTACTTACAATGAGGTTACCTGTACCAATCTTCACATTGTCTTGGTCTTTGACCATAGGCATTGTGGGTGTATACAGACTCATGTATCGCTGACCACATATAACTGTGCCACCTTCCATGTCGTCTGCAAGTGTAATTGTTGCAGTACCCTCGTCGTAATTGTCCACTAGAACTCTAAGTCCGGGATTAGGGCATCCCTCGCCTTGCACGAACACCATGTCTTCAATGTCCGGCATGTCTGGCAAAGGCTGCACGATGGTTGTATCTACGTTCTCAACGCTGACTCGACGATCCAATAGAACTTGGTAATTCAATTCAACATCATTCTGGATATTCAAATCCATCTTTTCTAAAACATATTCCTCCCCGATCTGCGAGATCACATAGATCACACTCTCTACAAAGAAGAAGTGTTTGATCTGGTTTGGTGTAGCCCATCGACTCCAAGAAGACTGAGCCTTCTGGTCGCCAAGCCAAATATATTCATACGCATACAGGTAGCGTTCATCTGAATCCGTTTGCACCACGAGCATGTCGAAGTTCGATGTACTGGCTAGGTTATTGACCTTACCGGGAATGTACTTCAACACATGCTGTGTGATTGGACGAGAATCGTTGATGTCTTGCGATCCCTCTGTGTAAAACTCTCGGATGCCTGTATAGGCCCCGTAGTTAATAGCAAAGAAGATATTTCTACCAGCAGGAACTGGAGCAGCGCCCAACTCAGACTCAAACGCTGTCGTAAGAACGAGCGAGGAGTTATCTGGAGTTAGCGAGTTACGCCCGAACACAATGAACTGAGCAGCGCCTTCAGAGAAGACGACAAGATCGCGGTTGTGCGGAATAGCCATAAGCATATTCGACGCGCCCTTCGCGGTACTCTCAATGTCAATAGGATCGGTTTCCGCAGATGTAGTTGCCGACTCAATCCAGAAATCATCCGGCTTGTTCGTGCGACTCATAATAACTGCGGGGCCAGCAAGGAACACTAATCGTCCTTGGAAATACGTAAGCCAATTAATATTCTTGCCCACAAACGATGGGTCTTCATTCGATACTTCATCACCCACTTGGCGACCTTTCCAGTCACCGTGTGCGATAGTAAATTCACCCGTGTCCTCATCATACGTGAGTTTGAGTGGCATGGTCTCCTGATCCATAAGATACGGAATACCGGGCGCTACGTTCTCAACCCACAGACCGTCCTGACCGAAGCCAGCGCCATTTGCGGGAACGCTCCCAGTGGAGCTAGGAGTACATTGGAACTCCAGATACCAATCGTCTTGGTCGGCTGCACCGTCACCCGTGATTTTCACAATGTATCCTTGCGGAGCAAAGCGAGGGAGGGTACTGGCATCATCGACCGAGTTATTGATAGCAAACATATTCGTTCCACCGTCACCATCAGAGACAGTAACTGTGAATGAACCTGCGGATGGAGTATCGCGTTGGATGTACAATACATCAGATACGCGAGTACAGTTAAAAGTTCCGGTAAATGTACCGTTAGCTTGTAATAGATCGTCCAGAGCATCCGCTAAGAAGTCCGTGGCAATCTCAGCAGCTACAGTAGCTGACGAGTTGTGCGACACGGTTAGCGATTGATCTACGCCCATACCATCTTTCCACTTAATCGTAATACTATACGTGCGAGAGTATTGTCCACCAAGCAAGAACACTAATGATCCTGTGTCAACATAGCTCTTTGAGCCAGCTTCCATAGCCACCACTTTCGTTGTGTTCGCTACATAGGTTACAGCGTCCAGCGTTGTGAACGCCAGCTTCCCACCGTCTAAATAATCGAAGGCAGAGTCCTCTTCGTTCACCGTAACTTCTGAACCATCAAGTTCAAATACACGTAGTGATCCTGTAGAGGCGGCTGCAATAAATCTTTGGTTGTTCCCAATATCGAACTCGTAGAACTGCGGAACAGTTGCAGAGTTCATCAGGTTTGCAATGTATTCAAGAGGAGGTCTGCGAGTTAGTCCGGAAACCGGATTCGACGACATATTTTCCTGCGCGGTACATTGCCCCGGCAATCGGGATCGTCTAGGTTGCTGCGATACACCCTGAATCAGGGATCGCATTGCACCATCCACTTTCATTAATAGCCTCCCGGTACATTCGGATTACTGCGTCCCGTACCAAGAGTACGAAGTCGAAGAGCCGCTACGATAGGGCGCTCCTTAGCAGTTAGGTCTAATGCCTGTAATTGTTCTTGCTGGAGTTCGGCCCAAGCCTCTCCGGCGTTCTTCAGCAAACGATTGGCCTTCTGTTCGTCGCCATCATCGTTCACATAGAAATCATACGCAGCGCGGTGCATCAAGTATTGCGCGGCGGTTTCTGGCAAGTCTTCGACGGGCAACATCAGGACAACATCACAAATGACATTCGCTCCGATATTGTACGTATGGTTTACTGGATCGTATAGCTTGCCGCTACGCCGAACGAGTTTAGATGAAGTATTGACTGGATCGCACTTCAGCGTGTCTTGCGGGATAATAACATGTCCCGTTTGAGTGTCTGGGCTTAATACCAATCCGTACTCCGAGTTGAACCACCAACCACGGGTCTGCATCTGCTTGTTCAGCCTGTTCAGCGTCACGGATGCCGATACGGCAGACGGGTGTGTACTGGCTGCCGAGCTAACGGGGTTCTCACCGACCGTGTTCAGCATGTGGTTCAGCACTTCGAGTTTTGTCGTCATTAAATCTCCTTAAACGCAAAAAAGCCCTCCCCGTTAAGGGAGGGCCATACTTATATTAGGAGTTGACTATTAGGCGCGGTACTTGTTGACCGTACCGCATACATCAGGACGGTTGACCGTAACGCCGAAGGCGATGAAGGAATCAATGAACCATTGTTTCTCTTCACGGTTGAACCAGATGTCTGAAGTCATTGGGATCGTTTCACCAGCGAACAGCGATTTCGGATGCAGGATAACTGCAACGGCATCGGCTTCTTCGGCAGTCATGTCATAGGCGTTGCTGTTACCAGCGTTGCTCAATTTGTGACCAGTGATAGCAGCCGTAGGAATACGGGCTGTCTTAACGATACGTGCACCATTGATCTCATAGATAAGACCTTTGGCGAAGTCGCCGTTACCGGACGAATAATCGCGGCTCATCAGTTTGTTGTTGTTCTTCAGAACTTCAAACTGAGTTGGGCGAACGAAGACCAGCAATTCTGCAACGTCAATATCTTCTTCTTCCATCGAGGTGATGATAGCAGCGATCTTGGCGTACAGTTTGTCTGGATCGAGTTCGTCACCAGCAGAGGCGAACTCAAGGTTCTTACCAGCACCGATGGCGCTGTTCAGACCAGTTGGTGCAGTTTGTTTCGCACCTTTGATTGCTTGGATGATGAAGGCTTGGTCAAAGAACTTGCCCAATTCCTTACCATGATCCTGTGCCAGTTCCATACGTGCATCGAAATGCGTTTGGAACTCGTTCAGCATCGAACGGTTATCACGAGCCAGAATGACCGTATCAACGACCAACTGAACTTTACCGAAACCAGTGACAGTCGGTTCAGGGCGAACACCGGGAACCAGTGCTTGCAACTGAGTACGACCAACGCGGTTATTTACGATAGTGTCAGTGCCGCGAACAGGACGTACTTTGACGTACTGGCGCATAATTGCAGATTTTGCAAACTGCGATTCGACTTCACCACCGTACTCGTCGATCAACAGATCAGTTGATACGTCTGAGAGGTGGGTGCTGTCTTGTGGAAGTCCACTCATTTATTTCTCCTTAAAATTATTTTCGTTCCGTCTTGCGGGTATGCAGACGTTGTGTGCGGAGTTGGGCCACTCTACGGTGGTCACCTTTCTCCTGCGCTTCTTTGACTTGTTTCAGATATTCGTCGCGGGATAGTGGCTGCAAGTCTACGCCGATTGACGGTGACTTATCACCGTGTACGTATGTGTTACCAAGAGCCTTGTTATTCGGAGCAGCTTCGTATCTTTTCTTCAAGTCCATTGCCGCAAGTTTCGCGCCATACGTGGAACCATTAATCATCTGATTAAAGGCGACCAGTTCTTTGGCGAACTCGGGATTCTTATCTGCCTCGGCTCTCGCCCAAGCAGCAATCTTGTCGAAATTTTCCTTGCCTCCGGCTACTTCCAATACAGCATTGACTGTGACTTGCGCCTCAGACATTTGACGATTGTAGTATTCCTTCGCAAGCGCCATCACGGCGGTAGCTTTTTCTTTACCGAGCTTCTCGGTCAACCCTTTCAGGTCGATCTTCGAGATGTCGCCCGTGTCAAGCACAGGTTGAAAGAACTTAGCGGCCTCTTCGGCAGGTACACCAGCTTCCTTGAACATGGACACAGCAGCGTCAGCCGCTTCATCACCATACTCAACATACTCTACCTTCTCATCAACTGGAGCTTCCTCGCCCTCTTTCGGGGGCTGCTCTTCTTCAGTCTTGGCGGCAGGATCAGGAGTCTCTTCCGTTTTGTTTTTATCATCCGTTTCAGGAGTCTTCTCTTCCACCTTAGCGGGGGCCTGAGCAATCTCTGGGGCTTTGGGAGCACCCTGAGTGGTCTGGCCTTCATCGAGATCAGTCGCAGTTACACCGGGAGGTAAACCTTTTTGGGTTACTGGCTGATCGCCTGTTTGTTCTGTCATTATTCTTCTTTCATAGCTTGTTCAGCAGCTTTAGCAGCAACGCCAACGCCAGCCTCTTGCTGTACCATTTGACTTTGTGCATCCATCTGGGCTTGTGCCTCTGCTTGCATCTGATCCGCAGTCTTCAGGAACTTGTCGTAGTCTACTGCTCGACGAACTCCAATGAACTGCAAGAATCGGGTGTTATCAATAGCAGCCAAGATTCCTTCTGGTAGGTTGTTCAACATACTTGCATCCTGCATCATTTGACGCAGGTTGTCCAGATCACCTGCTCGGCTCAGTGAGTCGAGACCTGTAATGATCTGTGGATAGATTGTCATTCCGTTACCGATATTGACATTGACTCGCTTGAGCATCAGTCGTGCAGTAGGAGCTTGCCACTCATCGGCAAAGCGAGAGTAAATCCCGCCATGCGATAGTTCGAGTTCCTGTACAACGTATCTGATCTCTTCAGCCGTAACACGTTCAGCGTCACGGGTCATAGCGGAGTTCAGCAAGAAGGCTTGGGCGATTGAGCGAGTCAGTCTTTCGACTGCCGATTCAACCATAGCCAAATCCATTTGCTTATCAAGCTGGATCGCTGTAACATCGTCTTTCTTACCGGAGTGGTACGTACCAGACTCGGCACTGTTCAATGCAGCAACATCAACCATAGAGGTTGGGTCTACAAGGAACTTAATGTCAGCCGCAATACCTACCGCAGTAGTCAAGGCGTTGTTCAGAATATATAGCGAGTGGAACGCACCTGCGTAGTCCTCAACGAGTCCTCGTCCGTAGTCTTCACCACGTACAAGGTTCCACGTAAGAGGAATCCAAGGTAGTTCGTCACGAGGCCATACACCTTTCGAGTCCAGCGGAATATCATCCGCATGTTGTGTCAGATGGAATTTACCATCGTCATGCAACTTGAGTCGTGTGTACAATGTAACGTCACAATCGTCAGTGTAGTCTTTTCCGTCTTTCTTTTTCCCGGCCTTCAGCAGTTCACGAACCTCTGGGGCAAACGTGAACAATGCTTTCATGTCTCGGGTTAGGATTTCGACGACTACTCCGGACAGATCGCGTACAACGCAATAGTCCTTCAGTGAGTAGTTCTGTACTCTCCCCGTTTTGTTCTCGGGGTGATACATCAGGGTGTTCCCTGTAATGATTAAGCTCTTCGCAGCCATCGTGGCTTCTGTGCGGTACTTGGTATAATCCAATTCGAGCATGGCTTCTTTTTCAATTTTAGCCAAGTTCTTGTCTAGGTTATCCAGAATCTCCTGTGCATCAGGGTCGCCATCTTTGGCAGCTTGTGCAAGCTCATCAGTAAAATCATCTCTTACCAGCATACGGAAGAATGGTTGGTACGGCGCGTACAGAGTCATAATCAACTTGTTCGCCAAGTGATTTACGGCTCTGGCTCCAGTGGAGTCAGTCGCGCTAGCCAATTCATTATTCTCGCCTCCGTCTACAGGGAATACATACGGCAATGTCCACCGCGAGTATTCCTCGCAGCGATTCATCAACGAAGTCTTCTTTCCTTGGCGTTTAGTCCAAAGGTCAGATAATTTTTCGTCTTGTTCTACTTTATCATCTTTATTGTATTCCACTGTGCACTCCCTAGATGTTCAATCCACCTTGACCAAGTGATCCGAGAATATCTACGGATCGTCCTGATCGGCGGCTTGAGCCTCCACCGGATACACGTTGGTTCCGGTTGTCCGTACCTACCACGATACGTGCACCGCCATCATCTCGACGGGTTGGTGCAGGGGCGGGTGGGATAGCGGGAGTTGGTAGCGTAGGTGGTTTTGGTTTATTCATTAAACCTAGTAGGCTGGAGGCTAGTCCACCAGCCGCTAAAAGCGTGGTGACCTTAGCCATTCAGTTTGCTCATTTGGTTGTCCTCATTAAAGTTTGACCACAATCTTCGTAGCCGTACTTGCGAACCAAGTTATCAAAAGATTTATTCAGACCTAAGTTGGCTGTGCCGGAGCAGAACGATACTACACATTCATGCGTATCGAACCAGTCTATCACTTCCTGCATCAGTTTACGTGACGCACCAGTACCTCGAAATTTCTTCGAGATAAAAAACTTGGTCATGTAACCAAAGTATTCCGTATGGAACTCATTCCCTCGTGCTACGATAGCACCACCAGCAAGTTCATCTCCCTCATAGTGAAGGAGTATATCTGCGTTTGGATTAAGGAGGACATCTTGTAAGTGTCCTAATACGTTTGTTTGGTTATAGGTAATCGGATAATGCGACTCCGTAATAAATTCTTCTGCTACGGATAATATATCCGATACGCGATAGTCCCATGCGTCCAATATCATTTGTGTTTGCCTAAGAGTTTATCTAACTTGCCCTTCTCATTCGTGTTGCGTATGTCGTCCGGATTACCGGATAACACTTCGCCACTCGCTTGTCGTAGGATATAGTTGATAACCTTCTGCTCACCTGCCGAGAATTTTATCTCGTCCATATTGGAGTTTGGTTTAATATCTATTGGTCTGAACACCGATTGTAGGTGTTTCGCAAATTCCATTGTTACCGCAGGAATCCGGATTGTGTGTAAGCTATTCTTATCATCTGTCATGGTTCATCTTTCAAAGGATTCATAATGAGATCGTACAGACCTTCTGCTTTTAAGAACTGTACTATGCTAGTTGGCATCGGAGTATTATATACCCGGTACTCAATAGCCAGTGCCAGCTTCTCTTCATCAGAGAGGTTGTCGTAGTTCTGTCTCATTTATTTCTCCATAGTCGGCCCTCTATCCCGGCAGGGACATCTGCAAACATTGCATCGGCAGTAGTATGCCGGGATATGGGTCTTACTATGTATGAGTCACATTATCCGAAAAAGTAAAGGGAATCAATGACTTGAGCTATATTTAGGCTTCCGGAGGGTGGTATTTCAGGTAGAGTAATACCAAAAAGACCTTCGTTTTTGGCCTTAAAGTCAGATAAGGGATTGTTTTCGCTATACATTTCGACAAACGCCTCGCGGATAGCCCAGTGGAGCTTCCCGCAGTCGGCGGCATGTGTCCCGAAGTCGTCGTGGATACAGGCAAAGGAGCCTACACCTCGGTCTCTGGCCTTCAGGAGGGTCAGCATTAAGTGCGCGGCATCCATACTGTGAACGAAGTTCGGGGACGCACCTAGCTTCTGTTTCTGGGTGTCTATCAAGTCCCCATCCACGTTCAGCCGGAGCCGGAAGTGTCCGGCAAGCTCCGTGTGGATTTGTTTAACGATAATCTTCTTGCGATCCTGATACACTGGGAAGCCCACAGGCGAGTCCCAGACGCAAGGTTTATTCTGCTTGGCTAGGGTAGCCGCGCAGCTTTGTATCCAGCCCATTGCCCGTCTGGCTGACACGACGACATCACCAATCGACTCCCATAGGATAGGGGTCAAGAAGCAAGACATGTGGAAGCGTTCTTCCTTCACGAACACATCGGGCATCTCGTCAAGAATGAACTTGTATATGCTCTCCCGGCACGACTGCTGTGTCGAACCATACGGGAGTGTCATAACGGGTTTCTTTGACAGACCACGAGGCAATGCCCCAGTCTCTGTACTCTTGGCATACGACAGCCATTTGGAGGCTGCTATATTGTTCGGGTCGGCCTGTACCAGCTTACGCAGTTTCTCAGTGCATTTAACTGCAACCTGAGTATAAATGTCTGCTGGAGTTTTAGCAGGTATCAGATTCGTCGCGGCCCCGCCGATTTCATCTCGGAGCATAGCGGAGAAGTTTTGAAGGCCGTTGCACGATCCGTCAAGACCGACTGGCAGATACGATAACATTCCGAGTCCTTCTCTGAGGAACCGTTCGTACTCAATACAGAACGCCAGAAATTGCCAAGGTTTGTCTGCGCCAGACCATAAATCTTTGTTTGACAGAGGTTCACGGGCAACAGATCGGATGAGTTCTTCGTTATCTCGAACCCACTTGATACGATCTTCGTAGCTAAGTTTATCCTTGCCGAAACAGTTGGCTCCATGTATACGTAACCAACGTAAGGCATCAACATCAATGGCTTTGGGTTCAGCGAATTTAAGTATGCTCTTCGCAAAATCTGCTCCTTGTGGAGATAGGCCAGAGACTGTTGTATAAATTCTTCCACGAAAATCACATTGGTAGACGTACCAAAACTTGTCGTAGGCTTTGAACTCATTTGCTAACCTTAATACTCGCATCACCTGAAAGCATTTGGACACTCGTTCTTTTTCCATCGTGTGTACGATACGAGCCTCAACCTTCCAGTCGTGCAGAGTTTGTTTTTGTGTTTCGTTCATCTGCTCCTTTTTTAATTCAGGAGGAAGTGGGCATACTGGAGTCTGGTACGGCTCAGACTGCGGGAGACCCACAGGCAGGGACTGATCCCACGCCGACTTTAACACGGTGTATACTTCTTGGTTGATTGTCCAAGGCACTTCTTGTAAGATGTTTACGGCCTCGCAGACCTTACTCATGTCTGACGTTTCAAGCAGGGCTTTGTGCTTCTCGCTTCTGGTTTTCACCAACGGTGTGCGGCTCCGTAATTGTGGGCTATAATACCCGCCTTGATAGAAACTCTCCCAAGGATCGGGAGGTATGATACAGGGTACGCGGTCTGGGTTCAACAGTGAGGATGAGTCTTGAAACTTCTTCACCCAGTCCAGACATTCTTGCGTAGGAACGATTGTAGCCTGAGCTACGCGCTTTCTCTTACCCTTAGCTTTGGTTGACTTCTTGATTAAGTCTGTAGACTCAATCACACAGTCGATCAGCTTCACACCAACAGCAGCCCGTTCAGCAGTTGTCCACGAGTTCCACCGTACACCCATCGTCTTTGACTTGAGAGTCAATACACGGTGCATGTGTCTGTAGTTCTTCGTGCCTTTGCGCCTGAAGTCTTGGATGATAGCCTCGTAGTAATTCTTATGTTCCTCATGGAACTTTCGGAAACGAGATTCATCCTCGACCATCGTGCCAATTTGAATCGCAAGCGAGGCAAGCGGCTCCTCTTTCGTGAAGTGATTGAACACCGCACGAAGAGTAAGGTACGCAGCCTTGTCGGCATCTATCGTCTGGATCAGGCTTCGGTATTTAGCCTTAGCTCCGGTCTTTCTGATAGATGCCCACGCGGTTATCTCTTCCGATACAGGACGTATGAACTCTTGCATTAGCTTTGTTGCATAGTTTGTATCGGCAGCACGTACCTTATCCTCTGCCTTTTGGATACCCTTGCGATAACGGGTTACACCAAAGGCGATCATCCGTTTCTCTAAATCAAGTTGTTCCGTAATAGATGGCATAGGTTATCTCTTCTTTGCTGCTTTGCGTTTACGTCTTGCTCTCTTGTTTCGGAGCAAGCGTTTCTCATCTTCGGTCTTGTGCACAGGATGCCATACTCCGGAAGGGTTTTCTTTATGCCACTTCCAATAGTCCAGTAGCTGTGCTATCCACCATGCCGGGGTCATGTCTCTCTTGGCCCGGTTTGCAAGGTTGAATACCTTGCCCTCCATACCATTGCAGTTGCGGCACAATAGGCCGCGCACTTCCCCAGTCTTGTGGTCGTGATCTAAACAACGATCAGATGGCTCCAGAAGTTTCAGGTCGAGGCGGCATAGAGCGCATCTCCCCTTCTGCTGTTTCATCAAGGCTGCTTTGATCTTCGGGATTTGTTCCTTCGTTATCCGCATCGGATTCCATTCTTTGTATAAAGGCTTCCGTCTTGGCTCGGAGTTCCGCAGCAGACATCTCATCGGTCTGAACTGTGTCTGCGCTATTAGGCACAATCATCACGTTCTCCTTAATCCACTTCTTGCTGATCGAACGACCAAGCTGTTTCTTCACGGTCTTACGTATCTCTGCGAGTACCCGGCGACGATCAACGTCACCGATAAAACTCAGGAGCATCCAGTTCTTCATACCCTCGGTGTCATACCAAGGGATCAAGACCTTTGTGTGTCCTGAGTACCTCATTTACAGGTCTCCGTAATCCAGTCTACCACATCATCCATCGACTCTTTGCGCCGCATCCACAGGAGCCGCGCTTCCGATAGGAAGGCTTCTCCGTATGTGATTGGTTCACCAGTACGGTAATTAACATACCCTTGGTGCTCACCACACAACTTGTAGAGTTTCTTGACGAGGGCGAAAGCCTCTTTGTCATTCTTTACCGTCGATAGGATTTCGTGTGCCATCATAGGGCCGCATTGCTTTGGCTTGCCATTCAGGAACTGTGGATCATAAACTTTCGGTAACCCCGAGATATGGTCTGCTGTGTCGCCCATAAGCATTTGCGCCCAGAAGAATATCGTTCCTCTGCCGCGCAATTTCTTTTGTGCTCCATAGCTATCAATCGTGAGATGCCCGAAAGGTGAGCCGTTAGTGTCGCTGATTTCTCCGGTATCCCAATCTAGTTGGAGTCCGGGAACCATCGTCAGGTCTTTGTCCTTGGATGCGATTACCGTAAGATTGTGTCTCCCTTCGGAGATCATACGGTACTGCTCCATAGCCATGCCATCGTCGGCTTCGACGTTCGGGTGTAGGACAGCGCCCCTCTCTTGGTGCATCCATGTACGCATTGCGTTCAGGAGCTTTGGCTTGGCTTTATTCTTGCGATTGCCTTGGTACTCTTTCAACAAGGCTGCATCGTGCCTACCGCCTTTATCTGATCCATTCGGAGTCAGGTGTAAGGTTGTATGCTCGGCTCCAGCCATGAGTCGGAGCTTTTCAATACGGGCATCGCAATTGTGCCGCATCTCTTGGATACTCTTTTTGTTATCCGCAGAGACTTGGTACGCTAGGAAGTCAGCGTCGATGTGTACGATACGACCTTTAACAGTCTTCGGCACAATCATCTTCGGCTTCTTCTCTTCCTCTAGTGCCGATAAATCGACACCGAACTTTTTAGACATCGGTAACCTTCTCAATCTCGTAATCGGGATACTTAGCCTTCATACGCTCTAGGCGTTTTGCTTGTCTATCTGTACGATTGATATTCATTACGCGGATGAACTTCTCTTTCACACAACGCATAAACGCATCAGTGGCAGAGACCTTCTCTCCATCGTAATTAATCTGGCAGATGTCCAAGTCGAACGTGTTCATATCGCAAGCCTTATTAGCGGCAAAGATAATGTCGAACTTAACACCGTTGTCCACTAGCTTGAATATGGCGAATATGTCCCTATCAGCATCCTTGTCCACATGGTCTCGTCCGTACATAGTATCCTTGTCGAGAACAATCTCGGGGAACATATCGAATACGGTTGACGACTCATACGGGAAGTGCGGAACGAATATATCCACATCTTTGACTGGACGTTTGTGATAAAGATCACGCAACGCTCCCCCGGCAATAACTGCGCCGGGGAAGGCTGCACGAATCTTATTCAATACCTGCGTCCAGTGATCCGGAACAGGTAAGTCCATTAGTCAAGGAGTCCAAGGTCAGCGAGAGGATCGTCGGAGCGAGTCGCCTTCGGTTGCTTGTTAGCCTTAACTGGCTTAGAAGGGGATGCAGTCTTCGCAGACTTCGCAGCCACTTTCCCAGTCGCGGCAGGTGCAGACTTCTTGGTTGCCGGAGCAGCCACAGGCTTTTTTGCGACAGATTTCACTGGCGCTTTAGCCGGAGCTTTTACTACTGCTTTTTTAGCAGGGGCTTTGGCAGGAGGTTCGTCTTCTTCCTCTTCGTCCAACTCCTCGTTCTCTTCTTCCAGTTCGCCTTCTTCCTCTAAGTCTTCGAGGTCAACTTCATCTTCTGCCTCGGTTTCATCCGAGTCCAGATCATCAAGCTCACCGCCATCGTCTTCAAGCATCTGCTCGACAGCAGAGCCGGGGAAGTTCACGGCGTTCTTGATCTTGTTCTGTAAGAAGTTCTTGGATTGAATTTCTTCAGTACCATCTTCTTTCTTGATAGAACGCTCACCGTCGATGAACAGCGAATCCCACGACTCTTTGGTCGGGGCATTAAAGATGAACAAACGGATTTCACCGATAGCCTCGGGGACTTTCAGTTTCTTCGTTTCGCCTGTCTCGATGTCCTGCTGAACAGGAGCGCCGATTAGGAACGAGCCATCTTTGTCTGTGATGTTTGCGTAAGTCTTCTTGCCATCAGCCGACTTGTTGTGCGTTACCGTGATAGTGAACGCCTCATCCAGCATCTGTGCCATGTGCTTGATCGACTCACGACCACGCTGCATCTTATCGAACAGCTTGGCGTACTTCGCTTTCTCGTGCATAGACTTCTGCATGGTCATGCTGATACGGGCAGGGATTTTCACCTTCTCGCCATCAACTTCGACTTCTTTCACATGCTTCGGATGAGTCAACTCAAACGTGATGCGAACATCGTCGGCGGGTGGTTTCTTGCGACCCTTGAACGGACGCTGAGGCTGTTTGCCCAGTTCAACGTACTCGACCAAACGGCCTACGGTAAGACCCGCAGCAGGTGGTTCGTAATCGAAATCACCGCCACCGGACTTGCGCTCTGACTGATCTTCAAGCTCAACGGCTTTGTCGATCAGGTCTTTCAGATTGTTTTTGTTTTTAGCCATGTGTTCTCCTAAATATGTAGTACATGCTTGTCGTACAAGTTCGGCCCAATCTCCAACTCAACGGGGAATGGTACGGGTACGTCCATACCATATAATTCGTGAAGCACCTCTGGAACACTCTCCATGATGCGTTTAACATCAGGTGCTACTTCCTTCAGCACATCGTTGTGCGCGTCGATCCATACGCAGTCGTGTACCGTGTTGCACAGCAATGCCCGACCACCGAAGTTGTCGTGAGCAATGAAGTGTCTCCACAGTCTGCCGAGGATGATCTGAACGATCTCTCCCCCAGTTCCTTGTACCGGATAGTTTTTCAGTTCCGTTGGCGAGAACGTATCTAGGATGCCTCTGTCCTTGAGGAACTTAGGAGCATCATACGAACGGAAACTGTAGATCGTGCCAGTTGGGGCTTGCCATTGACCACGGCTGAATGTTCTGAAGCCTCGCACAGGATCGCGGAAACGTACAGCCGATTTCTTGACTATCTGTTCCACATCGTGATTGAACTCCACAACGCCGGGGTACATGATCTCTTCGGCTTCGATCAAAGCCTTGACTTCCTCAATCGGCAGCCCGGTTGACTCTGCAATCAATACAGCGCCAGCACCATAGGAGCGTTGGAATGAGAAAATCTTCGCCTTATTACGCCGCGTTTTCCACAGGGCGTGGTCAGGCATGTCCTCTTTCTTACACAGTCGGAGGGCATCCTCATACGGAATCTTATAGGTGACTGCAACACGTTTACAGTGGAAGTCAACCTTGTTCCGTAAATCCTCGCACAAGTTCTTGTCGAGGGACAACAGCCCCTGAACGACAACCTCTAGCTGAGAATAATCAGCTTCGAGCATAACCCCGTCTTGTCCGAAACGGGAGATCAGCATCTTTTTAACTTCAGACGTATCACCGCGAGGGATATTCTGCAAGTTTGGATTAGCTGACGATAACCGAGATGTGACTGTGCTAGTGTGGTTCAATAAGTGATGGATCAGGTGTGAACCCGGCATCACGCATGTTAGCATACCAACATAGTCTTTTTTCTTCTCGTCGTAGCGAAGGTAATACGTACCCAAGTCCTTGACGATTTTCTGGCGTTTAGCAAGCAGCTTCAGGAAGGGGATGTCACGATTCCCTAGCTCGGTAATAATATCCGCACCGACTGAGTACGTGGGATTACCAGCACCATCCATGATGGCGCTTTCCCACTTCGAGTTCGGCGCAGTATAACCGGGCAGGTCGAATGTGAACAGTTGCTTCTTAGTCTTGCGTTCACCGGGGTACGACACGGCTTTGTACCGTCCTGCACCCTTATTCTTGCCGGACTTGTTCGAGTCCTGCACAACACCCTCGCTGTTCATCCACAGCGATTCCTCGTCTACACGATCACAGGTCTCTGGGTCTTCGGCGTTGCCGTTGAACACGGGCCACTTCGCTTTGACGTTCTTACGTACCCACTTACCATCCTCGCCCTTGTATGGGGCGGCTTTGACGTACTTGATAGTACCGCCAAAGATCAGGCATGATACGTGGACGTTTGACGACCAGTTGAAGTCAAGGCCATCCGGCATTGGCGGGATGTACTCTAGCAGAGCGTCCTCGGTTGTCTTCAAATCGGCTTCAAGGAGTGCCATAGAGCGTTTCGCTTCTTGCACATCAATCTTGATACCGTTGAACTCCATCTCGGTAGTCGCTAGCAGTCCATCCATACGGGCCATAATCATCGGGAGCATACCAAGTTCCTTGGCGCGTTTGTATTGCCCCAAGAATATCTTTTCTGTGTTCCCAATGTCGCCTGAGTCTCGTCCTTCGGCCTCAGTGCCGACGAGGTAGTCGATCAGCATGTCTTGGTCGATCTGGGATGTAAGCATCCCCATCTCCCACAATGCCTTCACGGAGTCAATCTTACGGCGACCACCATACTTCTCAGCGATCTCGTCCATTGACACCATGTGCGAGTCCGGGTGCATACCTTGTATCAAGTACTCGGCGTACTGTGTATCCCAGATTCGTCCACCCCGTTTGAAGAATAACTTCAGGCCGGGATCGTTCCATCCGAACAGCAGATCGAATTTAATGTTGTGACCGATCAGGATCGTAACATCATCGTCAATCTGTAGAGGTACTTCCTCTTCCTTGCTCGGATAGTAAGCGAACGAACATTTCTTGTCGCCCTGCTTTTTCCACCCTAGCGCCACTGTCCAGTTCTTTTCAGAGAACGGGTTAGCGAAGCGTTTGAATACTTCGTGGTTCTCAGTCTCGCGGTCAAATACTAAATAAGCCATTTAACCTCTTTCTATTCATAACTGGGTTCGGTCTTGTCCGGTCTCCAGCGTTGAAATGTTGGCTGTCGTAGGGCATCATAAGTCGGGTCTGCCATGTACTCGACTTCGGCTATCTGCCCTATGTATGCCTGTTGGTTCGCAAAGATGTCTCTGCGTTCTTGGTGCGTGAGCTTACCGGGGCCGCAACCAATGGTCTCGCCACGGTAGTCCACATTTATACGACCAATCATACCCTTCGGCTTCTTGGTCTTTGCCTCTTCGGCTTCCTCAAACCCTACAACTCTAAGGTCTAGGGTCGGCTTGCCTTTCAGCTTCATCATTCCCCACGAGCGACTTCCAATATCATACTTACCATCTAAACTACGGAGTACCATACCTTCGGCTCTGGGATTCTTCTGCATGAACTCTTTGAATGTACTGTCGATCTGATCCGTAGACATTACAGTCGTCATAGGAATAAATCGCACAGCATCTTCTCGCAACAGGAAACGAGATTTGACTTCGTTCATTCTGTTGTTGTATGGTTCATCTTCGTATCCCTCTTGATAGTAGTCGAAGATCATCAGAACAATGTTCGGCTGAACTTCTAACTTACGCACAAGGCCGGAGGCTTCCTTGAATGGAAGTCCGGGTACGATAAGCTCACCTATAAGGTGCTCTCCGGGTTGCATCACCTCCGAGAGAATCTCCCGAATGTGATCCACAGAAGGTAGAGGCTTGTCTTGGCGTGATCGTACAAGTACCTTATTTCCACTCATCCTCTTTTCACAATAGAAGTCTGCGGCAACACCGTCATGCTTCTCAGTTAAGATAGCGGGGAACGATACCTTCTTGGGGTTGTAAGATTTCGCCAGCATCAGAACGTCTGACATTACGCATACCTCTTTCGTTTGATTTGTACTGTTCGTACACTTCGTGTAGGCACTCTTCGAGAGTGGCTGCTTCATACGTTATCGTCCAGTAGCATTGCCCCGGACGGTATGGGTTCAGTCTCTCTAGTAGCACCGAGTGCTGTCCAAATGCTGTTCTGAATACGCCTAGCTGCAAGTGCTTAGGCACAAGCTCTAGGAACTCTTCGATCTTCATTTGGTAGCCTTCGGATCGTTGAACTTTGTAAAGTCCTGAACGTCCCCTGTCTGGCTGTAGTCTACGATTGCGAACCACAGCAGGAACAAAGCATTACATGCAATGTGTGCTAGGTGGTGTAATCCAGACTCATCATCGTGGGACTCTCCGGCTTTCCATGCGTTCATGTGCCGATCCAGCGCATCCTCGTAACGCTCCCGAGCTTCGGGAACATTTTGCCACGAGTTAGCGGCGTATTTGGCTGCACCGTATGTCAATACTGCTGCAACAGCGCGGAGTGGCAATGCCAATCCTCGTGTGAGCAGACTGAAACGGAGCTTGCCTCCATCGTGTTTTGCGCCGATGTTTTGGGTCATGCTTTCCACTTACCTCGTTTCATAGTAATGATGGTTCGCTTACCGTTAGGGTATGTCACAATGTGTGAGTGACTCCACGAACTCGGGCCTTTGTTATAGCCTAAGTCCAAGTCACACGCAACACCAGCCACGTACACACCATCGACAATACCTGCCGAGTGTGAGTGCCCGATGTTACACTTGCGTCCAATACTCGTGAACGATTTAGCGGAACCCCGTCCACCGTTCGGGCCGTTGTGTCCGTGAAGGCCGCACTCGATACCGCCAATCTCGTCACCGAAGATACTCAATGGTGAGTCCTCGGAACAGATTACGAATGAGTCGTCTTCCTTCAGGAAAATAACGTCCTCTAAATGGTGGTCTTCTCTCAGCGTCCATGCGAACACGTTGAAGGCTCGTTCGCCTTCTCGTAGTTGCTTGTATACCTGAGCATTGGCTCGGTGGAAGAACTCAGCGTTCTTTGGATCAACACGAATGTCTGCTTCCTTTAGCCAGCGAGTGAGCGCAAGATCATGGTTCGACTCTACGACAACAGCCGTAGTGCCAGACCGGGTTATGTGCTTCAGGAACTCTGCTGCGCCTTTGATACTCTTCTCCACATCATCAGTTCCATCGTACATCATCTCAGCGAGGAAGTGCGGGTCTTTAATGTTGTGGTGATTCCGTACACGGAAGTCAGTTAAGTCGTGAATGAACTGCCATTGCGGCTTCAGGCGAGACAACATACTATGACGTTCTCCCCACGCTGCGTTCATTACAACATCGTCGATTCGCTCGAAGTGAATATCACCCCAGTTGATCGCGGCTGCGTTCTGCCCGGTCTCAATACCGTCCGGGCCGTACTTGGTGGTAATGTCGTAGAACGATCCCGAGTTGTCAGCAATAAGCTGACGGGCGAACCAGTCGCCATCGTCGTCAATCTCTACGAACAGAGCACCGAATACGTGGTGGAACTCAGCCTTCTGTCCTGCTTTCTTCTGGATGTAGTTACGCAATGTAACCGCGCCAGTCGTATACAGGAATCTAGGGTCTTCACCTTTCATACGAGGAACGGATTTCATCCGAACCTTGGCATGTGGGATAATCCCAGAGTTATGCTGATTGTAGTTGTCGAAGCCTGATAGCGGGTCTTGTGCTGTCGGGAGAATGTTTAGCTCTCCGTTGAACACGAGCTTATCCGCAACCTGCACAGCTTCTTCCACAAAGAAAGGTTCAAGGCGTGGATCGTACCACAGCCCATCGTCGTCCTTCTCTGCGTTCTGGAATCCCGACTTGTTGTAAGTGAACTTACTCACGATCAGTTGAGCATCGTTATGCTCACAGAAAGCGATCAGTGACTTAAAGAAGTTGTCATGCACATACGTATTGTTCTGTGCCGAGGTAAACACAAAGCGTTTACCATGCAACTTCGTTCGGCGCTTATCTGGTGCTTCCACAACGCCGGAGGCCATAGGCCGGGAGTCCTCGTCCCCTCGTCGCAAAATGCGAGAGAGCTTTTGGTGGTTAATGTCCACGCCTGTACCGCGAAGGTGCTGTGCAGCAGCCCTCAGCGATCCATAGATGCGGAGCAGGGATTGAACCTCTGCTGCCTTAATCTCGCGTTCCATTAAACCACCTTCTCGATGTAATACTTTCCTTCTTCATCCTGCAACAGAGCGTTGGCAGGTTCATAAGGGAACTCTACATCGTAGTCCTGTACAACAGCACGAACTTGTACATCTCCGTTGAATACGGCGGTTACTACACCGTCCTCTACTACAACGTAAATGGGAATCTTTTCGGCTGGTGTCAAGTCTTCATCGTCAGGAGCCATTAGCTACATCCTTGTATCTTGCAATGTGTGGTAGGAATTGCACCTCTGCTCGTGGATCGGCTGCTGCACCGTCACGGCGAAGTTTGTTTTTAGGCAAGCCTAACCAGCGAGAGCCAGCGAGAAGTGGGTCATTGACCGCACCAATCATAAGCTGGAAGTCACAAGCCCCTTGCTTGCCTGTCTTAGAGTCTTTCAACATACTGAGGCCGGGGAACTGTAGTCCATCACCCTCTACGCTGATCTGAGAAGTCGCTAAACAGATACAGTTGTACTTGACCGCGAGGTTACGCGCCCACTTGTACATCTCCTCAAGCTGCTGGTCTGTGCGAGACTCTCCAACGAACCCGTGGATGTTGTCGATCATATCGTATACAACAATACCGGGGTTCGAGTTTTCTAGGATAGCCTCAACCTGTCCTACGTGGTAGTTGTGGATGTCGATCACACGTATGCGGTCTCTTCGACCTACTACTTTCTCGTACATCTTTTTCAACTTGCCTTCTTTGGATAGGTTCACGAGTTCGGGAATAGACTTCCCGAGCGCAGCCTGATAGTTCCGTTTAACAATACGTCCAGATAAGGACTCATTGTTGAGCCAGATAACATTTTTGTCTTCGGGCAACTGAGCCGCCATAAAGGTGATCTCAGAGCTTAGGAACGTGGTCTTCCCCTTGTCCGGACGACCAGCAATAATGCCAAAGTCTCCGGGTCTCAAAGGTCTCATACTCTCGTTCAGTGCATCTAGCCGCCATTTTATACCCGAGTTGTCGAGGTCTTCCTGAAGAAGTTCCCCGATGTCTGTGTCATTCCACATCACGGCTTTCGCCCCAATGTTCATTTTATATTCATCTACAGCAGCCGAGATGAAGTCAGACAATGACTCGTGCATATTACCTTTTTCAAACTTGTCGATTGCATTAAGCACGTTGGTCGCCAAGTTTAGTTCGCAGAGTTCTCCAACGATACCCTGCTTCGTAGATTCATCCACATCCTGTGCAATGTTACGCAGTACGCCTTTGTACGCGCTGAATTGCTCATCTGATAGGGTCGGATGCCAACGCTTGAACGCTGGCAAAAAGACTTGCATATCAATCATGTCATGCTCCGGAAATTTTTTGAAGTATTTTCCGAAGTCCTGAATCAGGGCTTGTGTTTTTGGGTCTACGGCAGCCATCGGCACGTTATGCACTAGCTTAACGTACTCCTGTCTGTATTTAATAATACGTAGTAATACTACGTCGATCATGTTAGACATTATTCTGCCTTCCGTAGGTAGTCTTTGATTTCTGCTCGTGTATAATACTTAGGGTCTTTCTCCGATACAACAAGTTTCACTTTAACACCCTGCATCTGAAGCTGTCGCTTCACTTTGCGTAGTGCCTTGTCTCCACCTGCGTCCGGGTCTAGCCAGACATACGCTGTGTCTAGGTGCTTGGCGATCTGTACAACGCGCTCATCGGTCATAGTTGTACCGAGCAAGCATACTGTAGGCATGATCTGCCCCACCTTAATCGCACTTAGTCTATCCTCCACAATCACTCCTTCTCGACCCGCTATCTCTTCTGGTGGTTCAGACCAGTAAAGGGCAGAGCGAATGTGTGGCCCGGTTGGGTTCAGATACTTCGGGCGTTGATTGGGTTGGACTGCCCGGTTCTGAACCGCTATCAGTTCCCCAGATTTTGACCATACAGGCATACAAATGCGATCCAAGGTAGGTGAGTAGCCGAGGCCATCCTTACGGGCGACCTCTGGGCTAATACCAGCCTTCAGGAACCATTGCATTGCGTGTTTGGGTATGTCTAGGGTAAAATCTGACGGAAGGAATACATCTCGACTCTGACGAGTCTTGAGTTCTTCCCTATGCCGCAGCACATCAGACACTGATCTTTTTCCGTGACTCTTGTATTGTTTATTTCCGCATCTAAAGCAATAGCAGCTATATCCCCTATCGCTGTGCGACACGAGCATAGAGTTATCCTTCGCGCAACATGGCTGCCGTATAGTCTTGCCGCAAGGTAAGCTCTTGGCAACCTCTAGCCAGTCCATGTTAGTCTCCTATCCGAAGAAAATGCGTTTGATAAAGTACATAAGCAGTAATGCTGCGATCACTAGGCCGAAGAGTGTCCCCATTATAAACAGGAACACATCCATTAGGCAGCAATCCAGACGATTTCTTTTTTGTTACGGTTGTTAAGACGAACACCGTTTTGTTTGATTCGGTTCATCTTCTTCAACTCCGTAAGCCGTGGACGGATGGAATAGTCCAACTCGCCAAGTGATGTAATCAGTTCAAGGGCAGTAATGCCTTCTTGACCCGAGTTCATTACAGCAGTCTCAACGCGAGAGCGTAATGACGGAAGTTTCGGCTTAATTGAATTGTAAGCCTCTTGTGATGTATTAATCATGTAAGTTTCCTTATATGTCTACGTTATCAACACAGACGAACAACTCGCCTGTGGTCTTGGTTAGATCAGAAGCGACCTGCTGGCATAACACCGTGTCTGTCGTCCAACCTAATGTTACTGGAGATGTGCAGTTCATGCACAGCCACACTAACGCCGTACTTATTATTCCGGGCATCCCAGTACCTCGTAATGCTAGGGAGTCTACCTGACCGATAGAGTTCTCCCATTGTTTCACCTCGGTTCTCATAACTGGAACCAAGCGGGTCGGACACAATAACAGACGAGTTCACGGGATGCTCCCGTTTTAAGGGTTGACGATAAAGTACGTGTTCTGCATTGGGTCGTATGTATATGCTTCTTCTTGCAGAGCTACTTCACCCGTTACCTGAACCACGTTACCGAGATACAGGATAGGATTCTCAACATCCTTCTGGATAAACTCCAGATGTGCTGTGCGTAGTTCTTCGTAAGAAGGTACAGTACCCGGCTCAGGCAGGTGCGATAGGTGCATAATGCTTTCCTGATCGTCAACCAGTCCTGAAGCGAACACCTTCGGCATCATTACAGAGGCGACGAGATATGAGGTCTCGCGGATTCCTTTGTATGCTCCCAGAAGGATTTTGAATTGGATTCCGTTATCGACAAGGAAAGACATCACTTCATGTGCTGGCTTATTCGATGAGAAGATAACGAAGTTAGAGTCTTGTCGCGCCTCGTGAACGATTGGTGAGTAGCGAACCAGATCACGAGATTCTGATTCCACTGTTGCTGTCTGTGTCATGTTAGCTCCTACGCTGCATACTTGGTTGGATCAATATGGTACGGCATCTTACGAGCCTTCCACGACTTGTTCAGGTGCTTAACGAAGTCCGATGCACCCTTACCCGTATTGACAACTACATCGTGCCAGTTCTGCAAATCCAATAGAAACTTTTGGTCTCTTTTAGTTTTGAATTTCACGAGTTCGTTGTCTAACAATATCATTACGCCAGCACGATTCCAATGCTTACGAATTTTATTGCGTGTTGACCCTGCTGGTAATGAGGAGCCAATAACACATACGATTTGGTTTCTTGGCCCAGACGCATAAGCACATGAGCCTTTAACGTCCTCCTTACTCAAGGCTTGCAGTTTACCTGCCTTGATGGCCTTGTACGCAGCTTCCAGCACCATGCGGGAATCAAGTACGATAGGCTGTAGTTGTTTAGCCATTGTAGCTTCTCCGTTTTGTTGGATGATAACCGAATACGGCTGCCTTCCCTGCTTGCCCCGTGGCAATAGCGAACAGCACCTGATCCGGCATTTTGTTCCGTAATGCAAAACGCATCATGGAACGGCGGGTCTTGGTACGCATTGGTGTAGCCTGTGGCTTCATGGGATTAACATGGAAGCGCGGCAGGTTCACTTCTGGCGCATCAAGCTGTGGTACTTCTTGTGGTTGAGTGTCCATCATTTCTCCATTTGTCGAGCGAGTTGCCCGATGGTTTTACCGCACATGATCTTGAACAGTTCATTTACGGTGCGTTGGTGGTCTTTGTCCAGCCCTTTCACGAACTCCGCGATCTTCCGAGATTTTGCACCGTAATCCATGTTATGATACTCGATCTCGGTTACGAACTCGTGGAAGAATACAGAGGAGTGAACTCTCATTACGCGCTGGTTTTGTACTTAGCGATCATACGGTCAATACGCTTGATAACTTCCTTACGCTTGACCTTACGATCACCTCCACCGGGATACATAGTCGGATTGAATAGTTGTTCCGACTCATAATCAGTCAGACCGAAGAACGCTGCACCGGCGTTGTATCCGTCCTTACCTTCGTAGTAAGGCCAGTATTCACGAAGTTCCAATCCTTGTGCCATAAAGTGTGGGTGAAGAGCAGCCGAGCCTAAAGCACAAGCTGCACTTCGGCAGAATCCATTAACAGCTTCTGGATTACGTTTGCGATTGGTACTCCATATATCCATATTGAAAGCTGTGAATGGGAAGTATAACCAGTGAAACTTCAGCAGATGCCGAAGGTCTTTTAGTCTAGTGATTCTGGTGCTGTTATGCATACTGAGGCTCCTTGTTTCCTTTTAGATAATTTAAGATGCGATCCGCTACTTGATCTGCTGTCGGATCGTAAACTTCATAGTTACTGATGTCGAACAGATAATCTGCGTCTTTACTGGACAGACCAAAGAATTTAATTACGGCAGTCCAGTTATCCCACTTCTTATATTTTGGTACAAACCCACCTCCGTATTCCTTTGCCTGTAGTCCCAGTAACCGAATAGGCCACCAGAACATAGCAGAGCCAACAGCACAAGCAGCAGTACCGCATGTACGTCCATCTTCACTCCCTTCTTCCCAAGAGTTTAGATCGAACTCTGTGTTTGGAAATATGCTGGAATGATTTCGCAGCATATACACCAATAGCCTCAATTTGAGGCGCTGCAACAAAGTCATTACTTTGACTTCAATTGTGTTGGTATGTCACCGCCGAATACTCGTGCCTTAACGACACGGGCAAGCAGACCTACATACGCACCAAATGTGCTGAAGTCATTACCGAAGTCACGAAGCACTTTGCGACGATACATATCGGTAACTTGGCAGAACGTGCCTTCTTTGCACGAGTCGCGGGAACCGCAGCCACAGCCTTCGGCTTCCTTCTCTACGATTTCTGCTTTACGTCCGGATACGAAGCCATATAAGCGGCATCGAACTTTAGAACAGATACCTGTTTGACACATATTTTTTCTCCTTAGTTGGTTACGAGTTGTTTGAATTTATGCGCCAGTATGTTATTACCACGCATGGTTAAGGCACGTTCACCCGATTTGCTACCGAGATAGCTGCGGAGGAACGCCGGAATGTTACGGATTTTGTCCGTATTGTTCGCTGGTTTATGTTTCGTATTACGCATGGATGTTCTCCTTACAGACGCAGGAAAGCGCCACCTTGTACATCGTCCATTTTGTTCTGGACTTCGTTCAGGGTAGCTGTGATAGCGCGGTTCTTAATATCGAACTCGCGGTTAGCATCGTCTTCAACTTGCACCGCTTTCGTTTCGACTTCCTGTGCGAAAGTGCGAAGGTCGGTAGCGTGTACCAGCTTCTGACGGTACTTCTTCAAGTTAATCTTATCTCTCGCCATTAAAGTGCGGATACTAAGATTAAGCACACCCCGATACAGACGGGCAGTACCATTGATGAGTTTAAGTTCAAGCATTGTTGACTCCGTTGTTTGATTGTGGTTACGAGTTGTTTAGAGTTAGCTACTACCAGACCATCGTGTACAACCCATCCACGCATAGTCAGTCTTTCATAACCGTAGAACTTACGAATTACGGTTATCATTAGCGAGTAAAACAGCCCACCAAATGCGGCTGCTGTCATACCAGCAAAAGTCCCATGCAGTAACCACGCAATCAAAAGCGTTACGGCTGCATCCATCACGGCAGGATAGCCCATGAACTTTCGCAATCCAAGTCGTGCTTGAACGATTAATACGACGATAGCGGATAAGAATCCGATTGACATTGCGAATAACATGGCATCACCTCATTGTGTAAAAGTTATATAGGAACCAGTCTAATGTCTCAGCGAAAGTAGTCTCGGCGCTAGGCTGTTCTACTTTAACCCAGACATTAGATCGCAACACGGTTAAATCCCATGATGTAATCCTGAAGGCTCCACTGTGATAGCGTAACCTTGGCATTACCCATGCCCTTGCGATTGTCTACCGCATCCAAGAGCAGAACAGTTTCCCCGTTGCTCATATTGGTCATGCGTGGCGACATGGTGAATTGGTCGCCGTATTCCTTTTCCAGTTTCAGAATCCATTTCTCTGCCTGTTTTAGTCTATAGCGCCGTTGGCGCGGTGTGAGTCCTGCTGCCATTAGTCAATCCTTTCAAATCTGTGTGCATGACACCATACAGTTCGTGCACTGTCTACTTGTACCTGTAGATACTCAGGCCAAGTGAAATGTATATCTACGTATTGATCCTCATACTTTACTACCGTATATGACTCTCCCTCTTTGAGTTGCGGGTAACCGCTACTGCGTAGGCACTTCACCTTATCTCCGGGTGAGAATTTAGCAGCCATTACTTTCCCTCCGTATAAATAGACCAATCTATACCATAGAAGCGGCGATATTCCTGCGCTGCTAGCATAGCATCGGTCATGCTATCAAACGTATCTAGTACGTGTCTCCGGCCTCGAAAGATGCCTATAAGGTGGAACGGCTTGCTCATATCCGGAGCGTTACTAGACCAGTCCATATACGCTGTAATCGACTTGGCTTTTTGTACGGCACTGTCTAATTCAGATACTGTACGGCCTACAATCTTATCGAGTAGCTCAGATATGCGCTTGTTCATGTTATCTCCTACACTAGGACGGTTAAGTTCTTCTTGTTACGTTGTGGTATATATCTCCACAGGTATTCTTTAGCAATAGCGTAACCATCCCGATTGCGAGTCTCTTTGCAAATATGCGCTTGTCGTAGGTAATGCTTAATAGCTTGTCTGATATTCATTCGGGTCATGTTACGCTTTCGTTGTTATGCTACACTGAACAGGATGCACAGGAAACGCTAGGCTCTTATGGGCTGGTCACCCAAGCCAATTCACTACTTTCGTATGCTTGCACCTCTGCTACATACCGTCCGGTAACGGCGTTTTACGATCTCTGCGGTTCATCAGTCCCTACAACCTATGCACCCTGTACAGTATAGCGTGTTTAAAGTTATATCCCGTTCCGCAGTACTAAGTCGCTGCCTTAGACGTTCGTGCGTTACGACCACGGGATCACAATCGCCGCAATGCTTTCTAACGGTCAGACAACACACAAGCAGTCATGCTGTTGCCACACTTAGCCTCTTAACGCATTGCGTCAGTGGATCGGCCTCGTCAGATACCGCATTACGGTATTACAGGCAGGTTATGCCTGTTTCGGCCTTATGCTGCTAAGAGGCAGCGAGTTTCTTGTATTACAGCCTTTGATCTATTGAATACGACTTGCCGCTTACCAAGTTCTACCTCTTCCTTTGGTGCTACATACACCGCGATAGAGAATCCGAGCTTTGCTAGGTTACGGCGCTCTGTCTTAGGGAACCAACGCTTCAACTTTGTCATGCTACTGAAGCCGCAGTAATGATCCCGTGTAAAGCGGGTTATACCGTCATTCATTGGCTCGGGTCTTCCTGCGTACCATGAATGATCCACAGTTTGCCACCCATATCCTACGGAGCCATAATAAGGCCCACGTTTATTCTTATCTTCTAAACGATAAACCAATCGTGTCATGTGTCACCTATATGCTAGAACCGCTTCGCCTCTGATACTGCTGCGGCAATACCAGAGGCTAGGCGTAAAAGGGAGCCAGTTGTCGTTAGGGCTTAGGCCGCTTCGACAATCTTGCGTAAGGCTTCCAGTTTGGTGACATCAACATTATCGCCGTTATTCATAGCTTTTTCAGCCTTAGCGATAATCTTGTTAAGAGCCTCGTTAATGTCAAAAGGTACATAGACAGCCTCGGGTTTAAATTCCCAGAAGGGCGTTTCCATTGCCTCTTGCGTAAGAGTCTCTGTGTCAGCGTTATACGTGAACGCTTTATTCTTTTGGTCATAGCCAAACTTGCCATAGGCAAGGAACCAATCGCGTAATGGGTTCTTACGTGCTTGGCTAGGCAGGGCTTCGACTAGGCGTGTTGCCAGTGTTACGTCCCCATGCTTATCTGCATGGATAAGGCACGATACGGCGGCAATATGCACATCTTTGTCAAGCGACTTGCCACGTTTAGCGATACTCGCAATAGCGGAGTTAATCGCAGTTGCGCCATCCAGAGCCTTAAAGGCTACGGACTTGGCGACTTTAGCTTTAGCTTTCATGTTACAGTCCTTTGTTATCAAGTTAGCGGGTTATGGCTTATTGGTTGCACAACCTGCGATACATGAATATGTATCAAGAGATGCACTAATCAGACGGGTTATACCGCTTCCATAATGCACCTTTTGATACATACCCTTGAGGTATGTTCTGTCTTTGTCTCTCGGTTATGATTGCATAGACCATATTCACCGCCTAGCCTTGGCGTTTACCACGCATAAATGCGCTTTCTCACTCCACAATATACGGACAAAGGAAATTGATATGAATACATATCGCCCTGAGTCGTTGCTATATCGCTTGCATGTGCTGTGCTGATTAGTTACCGGACATTGACCGCGCTAGCTTTAGTCTAGTTATAGCATATCGCATATAACTAGGTTTCCTAGCGCATGATGCTTGGTCGCCCTCCTATCATCCCGTGTTGTGGAATTGGTATGCTACCCAATCCCCGCGCTCACGTTGCGTATGCTATGCGGTGGCCCATAGTCGCCCGTTTCCGTTGTTACCAACGTATCCCGAGGCACTAGCCCGAATATATTCCACGCCTTGCGCGTGGTTATCCACCGTTTTTCTAATCATTAGAGCCTAGCCGCGCCGTTCGGGCTTCCAAGGATATAAATATCCCCTTCTAGTATTCCTAGCCTCGCGGCTTCCATACTAAACGCGCTAACCTCTTTTGACCGTTCACTAGGCTTGCGCCTTGCGACTAAGGAACCTGCTAGAGTCCCACCGTATAACCGCCATTATAGCATAGCGAGGCTGTCTTGTCAAGTAGAAAAATGAAAGAGACTGTTTTAGGCCATTCGTCGCACTTGGCAGTCAAGAGGGCTTTCTTCGTTTCAATTCCTATCTTGCCTCCAGTATAGCAGGACTATTCCCTCATGTCAAGAACTATTTTCATTTAATCGCATTTATTTTATAAAGCATTGTAAAACAATATAGAACCGCCATTATTCCTAATCTGACTCATACATAGTAGATACAGAACCATTTATCCCGTATCTGTTTCAGAATATATCCCCTGATATATGATGCAGTATAATATCTAGTATAATACAGGAATAGAATAACAGTATAGAATAACCGTATTTATACGAGATAACAAAAGAGATAGATTAGCTGGCAAGCAAGCCTGATAATATATCTTGACAAACACTAGGCAGTATGCTAGTATGATACCTAGGAATATACAGAGGCAAAGAGGGTTATACCCTGCAATGAATAACCCGGCAGTATTCCATATTGGAATCCGTGTCCTACGCGGAACCCATACGGGGGACTTGGAGGCGGCATACTGTATAAACACCCGCACGAAATTATATGCCATTTTCTTGAAACGGCCTCCAAGTCAACTACTGGATCACTCCAGCATACCGCATGTAGTACCACAGGATCAAGCCACCTCCAAAGCCAGTGACGTATTCGCCAATGACCGTGGGCATAGCTGCCTGTAACCCTGCCTTACGTAGCATCCAGCCGATGCTATAGCCCAGAGGCCACAGGATCGCTCCCAGTAAGCCAATCGGATACAGGGATAGGTTGACCCACAGGCCCTTCATTCCAATGAACAGGGAGCAATACAGACCCTTTCCGAGGGGAGCTTTCAGGAGCTTGCATACCGGGTCGATGATACGGGATAGGAATTGTTTCCTCCCGGACTGTGCCTGAGCAGGGCTATGCCCCATCATATAGGCTGTGCCGTGTCCGGTCTCTATACCAAAGAAGGTTATGATGCCTCCCAGTGCCCCGAGGATCAACGAGGATGAGGCTAAGTATACCGCCGTGAGGGTTAGTAGCCCTATAAGGACTTCAGGTGCTCTACGGACGATCCTAGCGGCTATGCCATCCACGGTTGGGTATGGGAATATGCCACCTCCGGCTGCCCGGTAAAGGATAGCCATCAGAGTCCCGGCTAGGGCGGGAGCCATAAAGGTTAAGAAGATACTGGTCGTATCCATTTCGTTTGCCTTTCAAAGAAAGCCGGAGCGTACCAAAGGCAGAGGCTCCGGGCGTATTATCGGCGCTTTCTGCGCCGGAAGTGTCTGATCCAGTCTGTGACGAAGCCAATGGCATCCGTCAGATACACTGTACTCTTGAAGACGCTAGCTTTAAATACTGGCATCGAGCATCTCGTTGAACTCTGGGACGTTGTAGGTTTGTTCAAATACAGACCAAGCATGTGCAAGGAAGATATTCAACTCCCGCGTATTGCGAAATAAGTATGATAGCTGTTCCGGGCTTTCTGCTGAAGCGAGAACGACACGGAGCTTATCATCTTCGTATGAGATACTAATTGTACGCATTATGAACTCGTATCGAACCCTTCTAGGTAAGACATGTTCCGGCAGATCGGGAATACTCTATACCCGTCCGATATTGCACTGTCTTCGATTTGGATATATAATTCTGATCCCTGTCGCATGATTAGACCGCGCAGTTGTTCGCTGAGTGTTGGATTGTAGTCTTCAAAGTCGAGATAAACAAAGTTTGACCCAACTTTAACGAGACCTCGCTCAGTCGGAGCATCCCACTCCAGTTGGCCAACAGGCTGACGAGTGCCAGTATCAGGATCAAGATACCACACGATTGCCTTCCCTGCGCCGTTTGAACCGCCACGTGAATATACAACTACTCGCCGCGCTAGTACAAACACTTTCGGGTCGTCAACTCGGTACAACAATACTGCGTCATCACCGTCCTGATCGGTCAGCGAAGATGTAATAATGTTATTACCGTAGTCTCGGTTTGCGTCCCCATTGATATAAACGGGAACCTTATTCGGATATATTTCAACCATAGGCTCTCCTAGTTATATTGTGCAGAGGCTAGGGCGCGAATCTTACCTCGCGTTGTAGGCTTTGCATACATTGCAACCCCTGCTGAAAAATCGTATACTTGTGCATGAGAAATTGAGATATAGTACGCACCTAAAGAAGTCCATTGACCCGTAGTGTTTACTGTACCGACAAGTGTTTGGTTCGTCGCTCCCCATGTCCCGGAGCTTACTCCGGTTGGAAGCATTGATAGAGTACGGCCTACGATACCGAGACCCGTACCAGCATCAATCTCTGGGCTATACGTGATAGCCGTTGATCCAACAGTGATCGTGCTTTGGTTCGTGTTCTGATACACCTTACCAATGTTAGATGTACCATTACGAATCCATACACAGGTTCCGCGAATAGTCGCGTCTGTGTTATAATTCGTCGCTCGTGTAAGAGCAACTCCGATACCGTTGAATACGTACAGGCCGTTTTGTGACGGTGTACTTTGCGCCGTTAGTAGGACAAGTTGCCCGACCGATAAGCTCGTTCCATCGTAAGATGTAGGAGCAGAGGCAATGTTTACGTTTGCACCGGGCGCAACTTCTGCGCGGCGGTAGACTAGGTTACTGTAAAGATCAGTGACAGCAGAAGATGGGATAGACACCGTTGTAACACCTGCGTTGGTCATTGTTACATGACCAGACATAGTTACATCAGTGCCTACACCCAAACCATTACCGACAATAATCTTACCGTCTGGGACGGAGATGGCGTGGTTAGCGTTCCAATGCGTATGATCCAAACGAGGAATCTGCGGATCGGTAGCTACCGTTGTGTGGGTAATGCCAACAGCCATCTTATTTTACCAGAGCCTTGGCCTGTTCCAGTACAGCATCAAGCTGTGCGGATTTATCTTTCAGGTCTTTGTTTACTGCGTCACGATCAGCTTTCAGTTTCATCAAATCATCGCTATGTTTTTGCATACGAGCATTTGCTTCATCCAGCTTCGTGTTGATTTCGACATCGAGCGCATCCAGTTCGGCTTTCTTAGCAGCCACATTGGCAGCATGGTCAGCAGCGATCTGATCGAGCGTTCCTGCGAATTGGATATTAGCCGCAGCCACATCCGCAAGCAGAGAGTCCCGAGCGTCAGTCAACGTATCAATTTCGTTTTGGAGCTTCGCCTTCGAGGCTTCGCCAGTTTGACGAGCATATTCCAGATGGTCAAGAGCCTCTAAGACTTCTTGTGCGTTCTGGAATACTCGGAACTGTTTCATACCTTGATTGATGAAGTCCTTCAGTGGAGCCGTGTCCATTATTTAACTCGCTTTCCTGCAATAGAGACTACCGCAGCACTAACGCTAGCAGCAGCTCTCGGACGGAGGTAGTAGTAGTTGTCGCGGATCAAAGCGCCGCCAGCGCCTGTGAATGAGATGGCGTTACCATCAACATCCTTTACAGCAGTCCATACAGCGTTACCGGGATCAGTCTCTACACGCGGATCATTCGATCCTTCAAGTGTAACTGCGCCGCCGAACGTACCGTATGCTTGGACTTGCTTTTCAGCATAGTCTGCCGAGGCCCAAGGCTTACCAGTATCCAGAGCCGCCATAGCGTCCCAGATCGTAAGCACTGTGCCGAACTGCTCACCGCGCAGTTTGGTATTCGTATATTCTTTTACAGCCATTTATAGCCTCGTTGAAAGAGGGCTGCCAGCCGAAGCCAGCAGCCCGATTGGATTAGGATGGGGTAACAGTCGATTCACGACCGAAGATGATCCAAGGCGAGGTAGCACCGTCACCGATGGCTACTGCCAGATCATAGTCGCTGGAACCGTTGTCGCGGAGGCACATAGCGCCTTTGCGTTTGCCAACACCCGTATCACCGACTCGACCCGAGCCAGCTACGTTGATTGTGTGAGCAGCACTGGCAAGGTCAGCAGCCAGAACGACAGTCAGAAAGCCCATTTTAGTTAAAGCACCCATTTTAGTCTCCTATAGTTGGATTATTTCAGCTTGGATAAAGCTGCGCGAGTTTCATCCCGCATTTTTGAAAAGCCTTTCAAGAACTCTTTCGTCATGGCACACGCAGTACCACACGCCTTCATCTCGTCAGCCACTTGTTTCTTTTGTTCAGGTGAGTAGTCTTCCACGGCTGGCAGGGCCAATCGTTCAGACGCATACAGCTTAGTACGAGTCGTCGAGCAAGCTGTCAAAAAGCTCATCGTCACTAATAGTGCGATTGCGAATCTCATCTTGTGTCTCCTCAATACCAATGTGGGTGCTGTTCGCATCCACTGTTTCATGTAGTTCACGAACCTCTGTAGCTTGGTTGGCATCGGTTCTACCTTTGAAGTAGAGACCGAGGCCAACGCTGAGTATTACAACCCCGGCTACAAGGCTAGCAATAATTTTTACCTTCGTAGAAAAGCTAGATAGGAAATTCAGGTTCATCTGTATCCTTCTTCTTTCTGTGTGTTTTAAGAGCAGCCATCACATAAGCACTGAGTGGGCCGCAAGCAATCACGCCTACGTATGTAAGCAGATGCCCCGCCGCCTCGTCGGATAGACCGAAGTGCAGGATGTAATAGACGACCAAGTTCGGCCACACGTACAAGGCGTAACCAACCGCGAGGATGGTTAGCCATGTACTGTTGTGACAGAATTTAGAGAGCGAGTTTAACGCCCTCTTTGAGAAGTTCGTCAGGGTACGGATTCCCACCTTGCTCTTTCCGTATAATTGCCTTAATGAGGACAAGCATAATCTCCTTGTTTGTTAGATCAAGCTGCTTGTTGATCTCAAATCCAGTCCACATAGCAACGTCCTGAATGTACCGTTGGGTATCATTCTCGTTTGGTGGAGCATACCGGGAGATAATCTGCCCGATGGTCTTGAGATTGTATTTTTTGTAGTAGGTCAATAAGACCTTTGCCAGAGCGCGAATACCGTACTTAGGCTCAGTGAATTTGGCGAAGCGAGTATCTGGTTGATCGGCAGCAAGGCCGACCCACTTTGATCCTCTGTCAAGATTTCCCGGATTGTTCAAACGAACTCCACGAGTAATCTTAGCCATTATTCAGCATCCTTTTCAAGAGTAGCGGGTTGTTCAGCTTCTCTGCGACGAGCAGCTTCCTCGACAGCCTTCTCGTGCATAGCAACGACAAGGGCATTATCTACAGCGTACCGAGCATGTAAGTGACCGATCAAGACTTTCAGAGTCTCTTTAACCAGAGCCAGTTTGTCTGGCTGACCGTTTACACGCGAAGCTGCCGACAGCATAGCGGTCTTCAGTTCCGATGTAAGCCCATAAACATCCGTAGGGAAGTGTAGGAACGCAGGATTAGCATGAGCACCGTTACCAGCAACAGCAGGTTTGAGGGCGGCAGCACGAGCATCAATACGATCCGATTGAGCAACAGGCTCTGGAGCCGAAGTTTGTTCCTGAGTCTCAGGAGCTTCCGTTGTAGCATCGTTAGGTGCATTAGGTACACTCGGGTTAGTATTTTTGTTTTTGTTTTTTGCCATTAGGTTATTCTCCGTTTGAATTTGGATAAGGCATTTGGTGTATTGTTCTTATTAAATCCGGGGACGGGTCTACCGTTGCCCAACGGGTTGTTAATAAGTTTTGCGTAGTTGTCTGCTTTGATCTTAGCCGCTATCTTAGCGGAGTCCAATGCAAGAGCCTCTACCCAGTGACGGACTGATCCTGCGAGAGCATCAAGCCTATCGTCGTGGATCATTGATCCTTTGTCGCGGGTAATACGGGCAAGCTGGAATAGCAAGCTGTACGTAGCGCGGTTCTCGACCGGATATTTCTGTACTGATTCCCAATCTTCTGCGATTAGGTCTTTCTCAACGATCAGTCGATTCGATGAGATTACGGGTTCCAGAATATCAATGATGCGGAGTTCCTTCTGTCCAGTTTCCCAGACTTCTTCAATTCCGCACTTATGTTCTTTCAATAACATTGGTGTCCAGATCGAGGCGAAAGCTCCGTTACCGAAGTTCTTCTCAATATCAATCTGATGTGGTTTCCACTTAACAGCAACGTCAGTGAGTCTGCGCATCTGTGTCTCTCCAAAGCCACCGGGTACGCCGCCAGAAGCGACGACGAATACCTTACCAGCTAGGAAGCGAGTAACTGCCCATGCAATCTCGTCACCGTTCTTACCTCCACCTGCCGGGTCAACGTACATGTGAGTCCCGGTGAAATCACCGAACTCTAAACCTGTACCTAGAACCTCGAAGTATGGTTCCTGTAATGGGAAGCCTTGAGGAGGATGTATACGAGAGTCGTTTGTGGCAGACCACTTGAACTCCAGAGGCACACGCTCTTTCGGAATGTGCATGAACAAGATGTCTTTAGTCTTCAGAGGATAGCGATCCTCATCCATCAGCTTTGTATCCAGCATGTGCTGTAGTTGGAAGTATGCCTTCCCTTGGTCGATCTCTTTTGAGATCAGTGTTTCTTCATCCAGCAGTTCGGGATCAGTGGCTTGACCACGATCTCCGGCTGGTCCACCACCACTCTGCAATGAGGGATTCAGCAGAATATCTTCACGGATGATAGGAGCAAGAAAGTCTCTATAGTTTGGAAGCTCTTTTATAGTCGGATAACGACCTGTCCAAATACGGACGGTGTATCCCCGGCTAGGGAGCGAATTATATACGGAATCATTATTCTGCGGAGTACCTAGAAAGATAATCTCACCCGTAGAACAAATGGATGTAAAATCCTTTGTCAGGTGGTTCAGTCTTTCGCGCTGTACGGCAGTCTGAGAGTTCTTCGACGATTCAATATCGTCTGCGATCAGGATGTCGGCACGTTTACCTTGGATGTTGGATGTGATACCAACGCAAGCAACGCTCGGAGATTTCTCCGGGCCTTTCAAGTCTTTGTGTACGTCGAACGCTTTGATCGACGAACGATCTGTTACATCTGGTCGCAAGCACTCTAATTCTGGCATGTGCATGATGATCTGGATAATCCAGTTCGCAATCTCTGCCGCCATATCGGAACCAGCCGATAGAATTAGAATACGGGTTTTAGGGTCATGTATCAAACGCCATACTGCGTAACAGGCTGTGATTGTAGTCTTAGCCTGACCGCGTTGCGCTTGGATCATCTTATGCTTCGGGCCATACGCGAGAAACTTAGCAATGTCCTCTTGAATCCGTGTACAGGTAAACCCCAGAATATCTGTGATAACATCGTACAAGAAGTCTTCAAACTTCGCATAGTGCGCTTGGAGCATCTCCAAGTCTCGCCATCGGCGCTCGACTTCAATTAAGTCTGTAGCCATTTAGTCTCCTTGAATGTTATTTATAGAGGACACCCTTTCGGATGCCCTCAGTGAATAACACTATTCTTCATCAGTGATAGGAACTACGTTGCCTACCCGCATACGGCTCTTCTTTTTCTGAAGGCGCTCTTCGAGTTCGGTCATTTCAGTAGACTCTTCTCGCTGTGCTGTGATTTCGTTATCTTTTAGGAATTTGGTAATCGCTGTTAGCAACGAAGGATTTGCATTGATCTGATCTTCTAAGAACATTACGACTGGCGCAGGGAGTTCATCCTCGTACTCATTCAGTAATGTCTCAGCACGATCCGAAGAATCCAAGGCGCGGCTCATAGCCTTTGCCACCTTCGCATGTAACTCAGCGAGTTCTTTATCTGTTGCGCTTCCCACGTTTTACTCTCTTTGGTTTAGATCGCCACGAACGAATCATTTCGATTGCTTTAGGAACGTCTACAATAAGACGGGCCACAAGCAATGCAGCCGATCCGATAGCGACCCAGTTTAAATCTTGGGCGAAACCAATTACGGATACTCCGTAGCCAGTTGCCGCCTCTACTATATTATCTCGGGTCATTAGTCCTTCTCTGCAACTAATACTAATTTAAAGTTAGCGTCCGTAAGAGCGCCGCCATTATATAAGCCGTTGCCAGTAATAATACTGAACACGCTCGTAGCGTTAGCTCCACCAGTACCGTTTGTTGGGTTGTTCGCCGCGTTATTAAAAGCAGCTAGCAAGAATCTGTCACCGACAGCCCATATACCTTGTGCAGTAACGCATACTACATAAACAAAGAAGCGGTCAGGAACACCACCAAGACAGTGTGCAACAGTAGTAGTGCCACCAGTCGTAACGGTTCTGTTCTGCGTTCTGAATTTACCGTTCTGATTGAACTCATTCGCTACGTTAGAAGACGATACTCGGTTAAATCCACCGATTAGCTTTTTCTTAGTATAGTTTGTTGGCATCGTAGGTGATGTGGCGCTCGTTGATAACAAGACATCTGTTACACCCGTATCCGGGCGATTAATTACCCATACATAGTATGAGTTATTACCTACAGAGCCTGTGTCCAGACCACCAGCGTTATTTCCTACAGCCCATGCGGCATCTACCTGTTTCGTTATAGCAGAAGTAATCTGCATAATCGTAGTGCCATCATCAGAGGCACACGTACCAGCAGCGATAACGACATCATTCGTGGCATCACTACCACTTGTTGATAACGTAAGACCACTTAATACTTTATTCGCAAATGCGAAAGCCAGTGACTGACCCACGCGCTGTGACGTAATTAACTTAGTTGATTCCGCAAGAGCTTGAGCTTCTGCCTGTGAGGCATACGCCGAGGCTGCAAGCATAGCTACCGTAAGGGAGCCGTTTGCAATCGTAAATGTAATGTCTGCCCAGTTTACCGAAGTTGTTCCGATTGTGCCGCCAGCATTGGCAGTACAAATCCAAATCGTTGTACGAGTTTCATCTGCGTTCACAGTACCTTGCTGAACAATGCGAACTTGTGACTGTAATTCAGTCCACGAGTCAGCATCTGTTTGGCGAGTCAGTATAAATGGGGTTCCAGCAGAACCAACCTGTGTGAGTTTATACACACCGTTCTGTAATGCAGACGCTTGGTTCTTGACAAGCAGAAGTTGGTTCGCTGTGAGCGTGATACCATCTTGTGCGGATAGAGCGCCGTTAGCGTTTCCGGTCAGCGTTGCGCCAACTCCAGAAGTACCATTCGAGTATGTACATGCAGGTAGGGTAGTCGTCGTAGCGGCATCCACAGGATCGCGCCACTTCATTCCAGCCGCAGCAGCTTCAGCAGCTAGCTTTGCCGTATTGGCATCGTTCGCATAGCCTAGGGCTACTAGGGCCTGAGCAATCGCTCCCGCCTCAGCAGACTCAGCATCATCTTTGTGGGTCTCGGCTTCCAGAGCCGAGGCAGCCGCAGCCGCAGCATACACAGGCGCGTTGCCTGTCATGTCTTCAAGCTGCGATAGGGTTACAGCATCGTCTGGCTCTGTACCATCAGCCATATTTGTTACACGGTTTCCACCAACATCAAGGTTATCAACCAAAGGGGCAATACGCCCATCAAGAATTTCGTGAATTGCCATCATTGACTGTTTGGCTGTTTCATCGAGATTCGTTTCTTCAATCGCAACACCGTTAGTGTAATCGTGGATTAATTCTTCTTTGTCAACTGTTCGTATAAACTGGACGGGTACAAGGTTACCCGGAGGTGCACCTTGAACTGTTACCAGACCGTCCGTGATCCAAGTGAGGTCTCTATATAATGGCTGGTTAAGGCCATCGACCTCATCACCGACCCGGCACTTCACATTCTCCCGGTCAATAATGCCGAGGGTGAAGTTAATGGGCCAAGTTACCTGCGATCCGTTGCCTACGACATTGATAATGCTATAAGGCATTAATGCAGTCTCCTTAGTTAGGGTGTATATCTACTATGTATGAGTCACATTAGAAGCAGCGCATTACTGCGCCGCCTCCAAAAGTGAATTTACATTTGATTTATCAACGGGTTGTTTAGCTTTTGGCTCCTGAGATTTACTCTTGGCCTTGGCTTCCCGCTTCTGTTGCCGTTTAAGGCGCTTCTCATTCTCTTTACGCTCGTCCACATTAGCCTTCATCCTATTGAACATATAGCTAAATCCGTACAGGTTCCCAATAATCGGGAGGCTCTGTAGGGCCGTTACGTCCTGCTTGTCGTAGTTTCCTACGGCAGCCGATACGAGCGACTCTGGGATGTGTGCCATCCGGTCAACCGTATCCAGCGAGGGGATAGAGGGCATGATCTGTGACCCGGCAGAGCCGGGGCGAACAAAGTTGTTGAATCGCATAGAGTCGATCCCTAGGATTGCTCCCACGGGATCAGCCATCATAGCTACCGATCCGGTCATGTTACCTAGTCCAAAGGCTCCTTTGGCTACCTGCTTGGCAGACAATTTCTTGTCTTCTTTTCCAGAGATGGCTTCCTTGGCGGCATACACCGCCCCGGCAGTCAGGAACCCGTACATGAACGTGCCAGCCGTAATCGGGTCTAGCATACGCATGTTCCGGACAAGCTGCTTGTGGATCGACCCTAGAGTAAAGCTCTTTAGGTCGCTCATAAGTACACCGACAGAATCGTGATACCATGCCGAGGATTCTCCGCGTAGCATCTTCTGTACAAGCTGGTTCGATACACGGCGCGACACCAGAGCGAAGTCTTGGAAGTCGGCGTGAGACCATTTCTCACGGTGCAAGTTCACTACAACACCGTTGTCGTCGAACTCAACATTCTTTTTGAAGTTGTCCATTACTCGGTTGAAGAACTCTTTGTCTCCAAATCCAATGTCATACAGACGGGCATCCGACAGCTTCTCTTTTCCGAGTGCTATCTTACCCATCTTCTGCAAGAACATGCGGTTCGTGAATCGGTGCTGCGCTTGGTGCACTACATTGAATAGCGACACCATTTGCTGCAACTGTTGACCTTTGACTAGAGCTTTGTCGAGGAAGCGGCCTAAGTCCTGCCTATAGGCGGGAGTCTGCATCCACTCGTCGAGCATACGCTCAGGCTTCAGTACGTGGTGTTCACCCTTGATCGCTACGTTGAACTCAGCGAGTTGTTCCATAGCAGGTGAGTAAACACCACGCATGATGTCTCGGACTTCAGCACGAGCCGACTTGATAAACGTATCCATGCCCATGTATCCGGCGATAGCGCCAGTCTCTGCTAGCTGAGTCAGACCCTGACCGTTCAGCAATGCTAAACGGGAAGTCTGAGTCATTCGACGAACCCACGGGTTCACCTCTCCCAGAGCGCGGCCTGTAAAGGCTGCCTTCAAAGACTCGAAGTGTTTCTCTTCAATCGGCTTGATCTGCTTAATCCGCATCTCATCCTTGATCGCGTCAATAATCTTAGGCCAGTCCTCGCGTTGAATACCCACACGAGCCAAAGCTCCTGCGTATCCTACTGTACGAGAATACTGTTCCCAAGTCTTAGCGTGATCCATTTCAATAAGGTCGATCAGCTTATAGTTCGTGCCGGGAATTGGAGTACGGAGATCAATCTCATTACGCGAACGCAATGGGCCAATCTTTCTGTCCTCTGCCTTCAGACCCTTCAGGGCGGCAATCAATGCCTCGGCTTTCTCTTTTGTAATACCAGAGTTCATCATCATATCGAGGGCGAAGGACTCGCCTTCTTGATCCAATAAGCGTACAAGGTTCGTGTCGATACCTAAGTCCATAGCTTCAGCGCGGTTCATTACCGCATTAGCCCACACTTTTAAATCCTCTAAAGGAAGTCGAGTGTGAATTTTTGAGTAGCCATCTACGAGACCAGCAAGGACTTGTGCCTTTGTTACGCCCTTAGCGTAAAGATCGTCTATAGCTTCTTGAGTCCAGCGTATAGGAGACCAGCCCGGTCTGTCTGGAAGGTCTTCAGAACCTTTGACACCGATCTCGTTTTCTTCTCCTTGCAGCCATCGACGGGAGCGCGTTGCACCTTCATCTCGGAAGGAATTAAACTCACGGATCGCTTTTGATTGCGTACCGGGGACTCCATCGTGCCACATACTTTGCATGTCTTCTTCAGATGCTCGGAGGAACGCCTTATGGCTCTCTGAGTTCTGGGGTAGGTTCATTTCACCTAACCATGCTTTGTAATACTGTTCTTGTTTAGCCACTACGGGAGCAGCTATATGACCTATGTGCATATCAGCCAGTGCGGCTGCGTTCTTGTTGTTACGAATGTAACCCGAAGCACTTTCGTATACTTTATGGCCTACCATCTGTGCGATAGCGGAACCCGAGTCCATTAAGACATCGAACTCTGTACGGAACAGTGGGAACTTGTTCACCAGCTTACGCAGACCTTCTCCAATACCGGAGGCGTGTACTTGTTTGTCCACAATGTCTGTCTTCTGAATATATTCTTCTGCTTGCTTTAGCAAGTCAGCAGTAACCGGATTAATGTCGTTAGGATCGACTGTGTTCGTATTACTTGCAGCACCGAGGCTCTTGTCCCCGATTGTTATTTCATGTCCATCGGAAGGATACGTTTTTGGATACTCCGGGTTCGGAGGAACGTATTCATTCCGGAATTTTGCTAACGATTTATTCGCTTGCTGTTCAAAGACTCCGGCAGCGCCGAAGCCTGAACCAAATATGATACCCATAGTGGCAGCAGCCGGGATGTCTCCCAGATTTCCAGTAGGGCTAGTAAGTGTAGTGAGGGCAGTCGAAGCCACCGAGGCTTCAAGACCAGCACCTGCACCGTAAGCGACACTCGCAATACGAGCATCCTGTACACCAGCCTTCGCTAATGCACCAACGGCTTTTGTACCTGTGTACGACCAACCAAGCGGAACCCAGTTCACTGGATCAACAATCTGACCCAACAGGTTCGCTGTCACTCCCTTTACTCCGGAGTGTGCGAATAACTGTGCGTCTTCCATCTCTTGATTAATGTCGTTCTTTACGTACTCCATTTCGGCTGTAGAGCGTACACCTCGGAAACTTTCGAGGTACTGGTTCGGAACTGTTTTGGTTAAGTCTTCCCAGTGGTCTTCTACATTAAACCCTTCTTCCGGTTCCATCGTAGTGTGTTCAATATAATTGTACACGCTCGGGATCGGCGTACTAGCGACAGCACGACCAAGCATACTCGTACCTGACATAGAGAACAACGGTTCGGCCTCAGCCTTAACATCAAGCTCATTCGCTTGTGCTCCGGTCTGAGGGCCTACTAAGTTGGTCTCTAATGTCTGTGCGGTATTTACTTGGAGCCTATCGAGTACTTGCTTATCAAGTTCTTCGAGACTCATTGTTATTCCTTGTTACGATCTAACTCCAATGCAACACGACCTAACTCTTTCGCAGGAATCAGCATGGGCTTGCCCGTGAGTTTCTGCTTAGACTGATCTGTGTACACATCGACGATAAATGTTTCGTTGTTAGGATTATAGGTTACGAGTACGCCATCCGGCACACCTCGCATCTTATTTTCAATAGACTGACCAATCTTAGATGGACTGATCGCCTTAACGGCTCCCGCCGTTGCACCAATAGCAGCGCCTCCTACAGTACCAACAGCCTGTCCGAAGACAGGAACTACAGTACCAGCGAGTAGACCTGCACCAGCACCAGCAGCCGTACCTTTCAGTATCGTCTTGCCAGCGCCTTCATCCAGTGCCTCAAACTTGTTATACTTCTCCCAATACTTTGGGGCATAACGATCAAGGTACTGTGCCATTGCAACGTGCACAAAGTTCTTATCCGTGTTCTGTGGGAAGCCCATAGCTTCACGGACACTCTTCTGGTCTGAGCCGAACACAATGTTACCGAGGATTGGTTCAGCAAGTCGCAGGGTTGAATCTGCGGCGGCTGATACAGCAGCATCGTCCGTCATGTTCGGGTACTGACTCTTGTTCAGGATAGCGGCCTTCTCAATACGATCTTTCAGAACGCTGCTTGTCCGAATAGAATCAAGCTCTGTCTCTGTAGGATCAGTGAAGTTCGTTGCCCCAAAGGCAGCATTGCTGCTGAGTCGTTTATTGAATAAGGTAGCTGGCATGAAGTCACCGAATATGCTGACATCTAAACCATCTACGTATTTGTCCGTATATTTGCCAATACTCTTTGTGTTTATCGGAGGCGCTTTATCGCCAGACTCTTTACGAGCCAGAATCTCCTGAGCAGCACGAAGCGCGTCTGGAGAGCCGATGTTACCGGAGTCTAATGCGGCAGCTTGATATACGAGAGCCTTGTTCTCACCAACATAGTTGTTGGCTAGGCTATAGTTGCCTGATTGCTTCAGCTTCAGAAATGCTTTATACGAGTTCAGAGCGCCACTCTTTACAGAGCCTGTCTTCTCGTCTATAACGCTACCGGATAAACCCATAGCGATCTCTTTCTGCAAAGTCTTATCGACAACATTATTCTTGATAGATACATCCAGCATGTGATTCTGTAGTTGCTCTCTCTTCTGGTCGATAGGCATAGAGCCTTGACCATCTAGTACACCGGATACACGTTCGCGCTCCATATCAAGAGCCTTCTGTTGTTTCTCTGGTGTGAGCATAGCTACGCGGTCTGAGGATAGCGCCGCGCCAATCTCCGCAGTCTCTTGCCGAGCTTTCTCATACTTCGCAATCTCAGTCTTTGCTTTTGCAGCCATTGAGTTCGCCCAGTCGTCTGAATACCCACGGACTTCTTTTACCTGAGAGATCATGTCTACGGACTCTGGATAGTTTCCAGACTTAGCAGCATCCTTTAGGATAGTGTCTTCTGTCAGCAAGCGATCTTTATTAAACTCTTGGCTCTTGCGAGTAGCATACGTATCGTAAGCGTTTTCGATCTTCTGAATATCAGCGAGGCTGTATCCTTTATCTACTAAGGCAGCGATTGAGGCGTTCCGTGTTTTACCATTCACACCGTCAAGTGTACCCATACTCTCTTTAATGTTCTGTACGTACTTCTTGGTCACAGCAGGGACATCTTTTTGATTTGCACCTGCGGCGATCCAATCCTTTACATTACCCGGCCCCCAGTTGTAAGCCATCAAGGCGACCTCTGTGTTACCACCGAACTCTTTGTTCATAGCGGCTAAGTAATCTCGCCCAACACGAGCACGTTCTACAAGGCTATCATCTGCTGCGGGAGTCACACCGTATCCGGGATCAAGGTTTGTCTTGTCCATTACCTGCATCTCGCTCTTAGCCCCTTTAGGAGATACGGCGTAGCGATTACCTCTGCTCTCGTGATAGATCACGGCAGAGACTAATCCTTCAGGTAGTCCAGCAGACTTTTCAAATACGGCGGCTTTTTCTTTGTCGCTCATACCGAGCGTTTCAAACAATACGCCGTTACCTTCATTCAGGTTTAACTCAATAGCGTTTGCAACAGTCTTGTGGTGTACATCTGGCGACAGCCCGGAGATTTCCGGAGACATCAACTCTTCTAATTCTTGGTGTGCCTTCTGAGGGTCTTTTGGATCAAAGCGTTCCGCTTCGGATACCAACATACCACCGTAGCTATCTACCGTCTGTTGTTGATTGTACGAGTTGTTCGATTGGACATGCTGTGCCACAAGTTTCGGGAACATGTCCTCCGCGATTGCGGATAATAAATTTCGTGTATAGTCGTCTGCACCTGCTACCTTATCGGTAAGCTCTTTGAACTGACCAGACAGTTTCTTCTGGTAGTCCGAGCTAGACATTGTTTTATCGCCGTTCTCAATCTCTGAGAGAGCGTTTTGCTGCCACACGTTTGCGGCAGTCTTGGCCTTCATACCCATGAAGCCAGCAGTCGTGTATCGGTTGCCTTGGGCGACGATCTCTTCCTCCGTCTTGCCTTCTGCATAAGCCATCTTGCCTTGCAGTTCCCATTGCGCCTGTTTCTTCTGCATGTACTTTTCAAAACCGAGTGATGCCTGTCCGAGAACAGAAGCTAATTCGCGTTCACGCTCTCCGACTTTCGCCATACTAGAGGGACGAGGGGCCATCACTGGGGAGAGAGGTACTGAATCCGCTTGCTTCGGTTGCAATGATGCCGCCAGAGCCGGGTCTTGAACGACATCTCTTCGTTCATATCCTTGAACCATTTTATCTCCTGAAATAGAAAGACTGGTTCCATGCAGCGTGAGCCACATAAGAACCAGTCAAATTAGTTTATAGGCCATCTAACATATCATACGCTAGGTTGCCGTAACCTGCACGATTAAGTCGTACAGCCGTAGCCTCTTTGAGGCCACTCATAAAGCCAGAACCATTCGATCCACCTGAACCACCAAAGTCCATCGACCCATACATACTTGAAGCTGCCTTGAGCAGGTAAGTACCGAACTTGGGTTTCGGAATATAAGAGTGGTCGGTTTGCATAGCAGCCGACATTGCCGACTGTACACGCTGTTGATCGAACGCAAGGTTCGCGTTCCGTAAGCTGAGTTGTCTCTGTCTCTCTTGGTTCGCAGCATTACGCTGTACGTTGAAG